TTACGCCGTCGTTTCCGATCTGGCTGACTGTATACGCTCTGTCCCGTGGCACCTCTACCGGCGCATGAAAGACGGTGCAGAGATCGTCGACACGCATCCGCTTGCGGAGTTGGTACGGCGGCCGAACCCCGACCAGACGTGGGGCGCACTGCTCGAGGCGTGGGACATCTACAAGTCCTTGGCCGGCAATGGCTATGGCCTGATCCAAGTAGGCGACGGGGTGACCGCGTGGAGCCTCCGGCCGGATCGCATGAAGCCGATACCCGACAAGCGGGGGCGCATTGCACAGTGGGAGTACAGCGTTGATGGCACACCCGACTACTACCCCGCCGAAGAGATTCTGCACTTCAAGTTCTTTGATCCTGGCAACGATCACCTGGGGATGGCCCCGCTACAGGCCGCGGCGCGCCTGGTGGATACGTCGACCGCGGGCCTTGCATCGAATAACGCCCTGGTCAACAACCTTGGCCGGTCGGCTGGCATGTTCAGTCCAAAGGTCCAAGGGCTTGGCAACGAGCAATTCGCTGACTGGGAGAAGTCGCTGAAGAAGCACTTCTCGGGGCCGAAGAACGCCGGCAAGTACCTGATCAATCCGTTTGAGGCTGAATTCACGCAGATGGAGTTCTCGCCTGTTGAGCTGGACTACCTGGCGTCGTTCAAGACGTACGAAGAAGGGATCTACAAAGCGTTCCACGTGCTGGCTGATGCGATGGGTGGTGAAGCGAAGTACGAAAACCGGCGTGGGGCGATGCGCGCGAAGTGGGAAGGTCCGGTTACGTCTCGGCTACGCGAGATGCGAGCAGTGTTGAATCTGCGGTTTGGTCCGCTGTTCGACACAGCGTATCCCGCGCGGCCGGGGCAGATGTATCTCGACTACGACATGGCTGACACGCCGGCAGTCGTCGAGGCACGCAAAGAGCTGATTGAGTCGGCAAAACATGTGTGGGAGATGGGCGTGCCGTGGGATGTCGTCGACCGTGAGATGGATCTTGGTTTTGGGCCGCAGCCTGGTGGCGACACGGGCTATCTCCCTGTCCAAGTACTGCCGGTTGGCCAATCGGCACCGGTTCGAGCTACACGGTCATGGAATCCGACCAGCGATGACGCAAGGGCAGCGCATTGGCGCTCTGTCGAGACCCGCAAACAGGGGTGGGAAAGAGGGGTCGCCGAGAAGGTGAAGGTGCTGTTTGCGGGCGAACGCAAGGCGGTAGTCAAGGCGATCGAGGATGGATCTCTGGATGTTGACTACCTGATTGACGGTCATCGTGAAGGCTGGTCGAGTGTGATCTCAGCCGTCTTGCGTGTGGTGATCGAAGACTTCGGAGACCAGGTTGATCGGGAGCTGAGAGCCCGGCGTGACTGGGATCCGTGGAGCGATCTAGTCCGCGAATGGGTGACGACACGGACCGCTGAGGACGTGGCACACATTTCGACAACCACCAAGGCCGCACTTCGCAAGGTGGTGCTATCCGGGCTTGATGATGGCAAATCGATGGTTGAGATTGCCCGTGCGATCAAGGCGCAGTACGCCACGTGGGAAGGTGCAGATGCGTCAATCACTACCTACAGGTCAATGATGATCGCCCGCACCGAGGTACACCGGGCCGCGGGCTTTGGGATGCACGAGTCGGCACGGCAGTCAGGTGTCGCACAAGAGAAAGCGTGGCAAGACGCAGGCGACGAACGAGTGAGGGATGCGCATCAGACCAACACAGCCGCGGGGTGGATTGCGTTTGATGATGCCTATCCCAACGGGGCGATGTATCCGGGTGACGGCACAGACGACATCGGGTGTCGATGTGTCGAAATGTATCGATCGAGGTGAGGGGTATGCAGGTACGTGCTTACAAGCTGGCAGTGCGGAGCACCGGTGACGGGGGGCCGGGGACGTTTACCGGGTATGCCTCGGTGTTTGGCAACATCGACTCGTATGGCACGGTAGTGGACCCCGGTGCATTCAAGAAGACGATCAAGGATCACGACGGGATCTTTCCGCTGATTGACTTCCATTGGCCGGATCGTGCTGCTGGGCTGATCCGGGTCCAGGAAGACAAGAAGGGGCTCCTCGCTGAGGGTGCATTGGATCTTGATATCCAGCGAGGGCACGACCTCTATAGCGGTCTCAAGTTCGGTGAGAAGGTAGCCGATCTGGGCTGGGGTGCGACCGCGGGATACATCGACCGGATGTCGATTGGGTTTGATGTCATCACCGAGGAGAAGAAAGAGGGCGTTTCTCACTTCCGCGAAATTGGCCTATGGGAAGTGTCGTTGGTCACACGCAACTTTGCAGCGAATGAGCAGGCACTGGTGACTGATGTGCGGGCTGCGTGTGCCGGACTACAGAGAGTGAATGCAGCGATCCGGGCGGGGGCGGAGGACGAACTTCGGTCCGGACTGGATGAGCTAAGGGAATTGTTGGGCGCGCAAGCGTCCCAGGTGGATCCGCTATCCGAGTTCATGGCGGAGACACGAGAGAGACTGACTGAACTCACTGCACTCCTACGGAGCGAAGGGCCGTCTTTGGACACCCTGCCCGCGGAGCCGCGTGACGATACAGACGAGCCGCAACAGCACTCGCCTCTTGAGGAGCTGCGCGCATTCCGTGCGTCGCTTGAGACCACGCTACAAAACACGAGGTGAGTGAAATGGCAGAAGCCAGTTCCGTTGCACAGGTACAGGCAGACTTCAAGCCGGTGATGGAAGAGCTACAGCTCCGGGTCAAGGAGTTGCGGGATCTCCAGGTACAGCTTGAGGAAGAGCGGGGGCAGTTTGGCGAGGGCTTGGCTGAGACCAAGACCTCCATGGAGAAGATCGAGAGCCGGATTACGAAGCTCCAGGAACAGCAGCGGACTTTGGGTGAAACGTTCAACGCGCCGCGGCTGAGCTCGGAGCAGGTCAAGCAGGTGGAAACCGACAAGCAGTTGGGGGTCTTCCTCGAATTCTGCCGGTTTGCTGCTGGGCATCGGAAGAAACTGACGACCGAGGAATTGGAGGCGCTGTATCCCGATGGTCGACGGTATCGCCTGCCAGACGAGGCAGGGCAGCCGTGGCGCAAGGTCGAACCGGCCGAAGCGCGCGCACTGGTCGAAAACACCGCGGGACAGATTCTCGTTCCCGAGTCGTTTGACACGTCGATCATCCAGACCGTGGAAGAGACATCGATTGTGCGGCCTCTTGCGACAACGCGATCGGTGGCAAGCGATCGGGAGAAGTACCGCAAGCTCACGCAGTTCAGTGTGGCGTATGGTGAGGCGCTTGAGCTGGGTGGCTCTGTCTCCGAGAGCAACATCACGCCGAGTGAAGACTATCAGTACATCGAGGATGCCTATGGTCTGGCGTACTTCGGTGCGAACGAGCTGATGGACTCGGACGTTGAACTGGTCCAGTACATGATGCAGTCGTTTGCGCGGGCCAAGCGTGAGACCGAGGACGAGAAGTTCCTGACCGGGTCGGGTCATGCAAGCCATGAGCCAGAGGCGCTTGTCGATTCCTCGACAATCACCGCTGTCACGGCTGCGAATGCTGCGTCGATCACGTTTGAAGACCTGATTGACGTCACCTACGGCTACGAGAATTCGAGTTCCACGCCGTTGAAGGATGTCTATCGCCGGGCAGGTGTGTACTTCATGCATCCGTTCACCGAGCTTGCGATCATGAAGATTCGCGGCGACGGTGGAGGTGGCGCAGGTACGGGCGATTTTGTCTGGCAGCCTGCCGTAACCGCTGGCAATCCGAACACCATTTGGGGCCACGCACTCTATACCTCGACCAACCTCTCGCAGATTGGGACGGGCAACGACTCGGTGTGGTATGGCGACGTGCGGAGCACTTACCGGATCCTCGATCGCATGGGGATGACCATGCAACGGCTCATTGAACTGAAGGCGCTGGCCGGGCTTGTCGGGTTCCTGTTCAAGTTCCGAAACACTGGCGGAATCATCCGAAGCGAAGCGGCTCGGATTCTCCAGCATCCGTAGGGGGTTGTGATGAAGAAAGCACTAGTACTTACGTTGGTTGGGCTGCTCCTCTTTGCGGGGGCGGCATGGGCTGACATTCAAGCGGGGTATGACCCCGATGACGATGGCGACCGAATGCGATACGGGGACGGCAACGAGCTGATCTTCGGCGGAGTGGCATCGCTCCGGTGGGAGGATGGCGACGCGAATGCGAACTATCTCCTACTCGAGATGCCGGCCGGCGGCGCGGTTGACGTCCCTGTTGTTGCGGTGGCTATCGCTGCTGACGATGACGATCTGGGATTGTTCAATGGGATTACTCAGCCATGGATCGGGGCCGTTGATGCTGATCTCGACAGTGCTGTTGGGTTCACATTCTCGGCTGACGACACGGTTTCCATTTCCACGCTGGGTTCCGCTTCGTTCACTCTGCCGGTTGCGCAGGGCGGAACGGGGGCAGCTACGGCGTCTGCGGCTCGAACTGCGTTGGGTCTTGCGATTGGATCTGATGTCCAGGCCTATGACGCGGAGCTCGCTGCTGTTGCTGCGTTGACGTTCGCTGATGACTATTTCATTTTGGGGACAGGCGCAGGGACGATCAGCACGGCCTCGTGCACGGCGTTTGCGCAGTCCATTCTGGA